CAGCTCAGTTTCCTGAGATGGCTAAAACAGTTGGTGTAAATCCAATGCAAGGTTCAGCATATCCAAAAGTAAACGTATATGAATACGATGATAAAGTTGGTGTAGTAGCTGAGATACCTGGCTTGGATAAGAAAGACTTAACAATAGATGTTGAGGATGGAGTACTAACTATCGCTGGAGATAAACACGGCTTGTTTGATGATGCAGGTGCTAAAGTAATCAGAAGAGAACTAAAGCATTCATCATTCAAGAGACAATTCGAACTTGGTGAACTTCTTGATGGTAAGAAAATCAAAGCTTCATTCAAAGATGGATTATTATCCGTTGAGATTCCGAAAGTGGAGCCAGTAAAACCAGAGAAGCACTCAGTTAAGATTTCTTAAAGGTGCAGCTAATCACCGTTAATAACGAGAGATACCTCGTTCTTAGTACGGTATCAGCGCACAAAATCGCTCCCGAGGTTACAACTACAGACTTGAAAAAACGAGTCTACTTAGCTGATACCGTACTAAAGAACGGTGATACTTACTATTTATGTATGAAGTGTATTGATGTAGAATTTGAAGAGATATAACAATGGATAATTTTGATAAGTATGTACTAAAACGGCTCTTAGAAAAAAGAGATAAAAGTATCTTAGAAGAAGATACTGAAGAGTTTATGTATCTTATGTCAGAATTTATAAAACACTTTAGATTAAATGATGAAGTAGAAAAAAAACTCTTATATGATGTTAGAGATAGGTTACCACAGGCATAATGATTGAAACGCTCCACTAAAAAATTAAAATATAAATTACAATGGTTACAGTTAGAATTAGAAGAAGTATTAGAAATTAATGCTGAAGCTAATGCTCAATTCTTAGTTGATTTTGCGTATTGTTTAGATGAACAACAAAGTAAAACAGTTGAACATCAAGATACGGAAAGTTTTGAAAACACCGAAGAAGTATCAAAAAAATTATTTAAAGAGATAGCGGTTAAAACGCATCCTGATAAATTAAAAGAAGATAGTAATGAAGTTTTTGTTAAAGCAAATAGAGCAAACAAATCAAAAAATTTTTCGGAACTACTAAGTATAGCTGAAGATTTAAATATAGATACTACAAAGTATTTAGAAGATGAAGGGTTACTACAATCACATTGTGCAGATATAACACATAAAATACGAGAGATAAAAGAACGTATATCGTGGATATGGTATCACACACCAAGAGTAGAGTTGGTATCGATGAGAAATAAAATTGAACAACTTCTAAAGTCTACACAATAGTTATTACTACGTAACGTAATAGGGAGAATTTCGTGCTTGAAAACTTTAAAATATTTCCAAAGCTAGTAGGGTTATCAGCATTATTAGTAGCAGGAAGCGCAGCTTTCTTTTCTGTATTTGGTTTATCCAAACTATTTGCAGGTGCTACTTTATCTGTTATTATTATGGCAGGAAGTTTAGAATTTGCTAAACTCATATCTGCCTCATTTTTATATAGGTATTGGAATCAAGTAAATAATTTTTTAAAATATTACTTGATGATAGGTACTATAGTTTTAGTATTGATTACATCTGCAGGTATCTTCGGATATCTCAGTAATGCTTATCAAGGTGCTACCGTAGCGTTTGAAAAACAAACAACTGCTCTGTTAGCATATGAAGATAGGTTAGAACAACTTGAAGAAGATAAGGTGTTTCTAAAAGAAGAACTTGATGCTCAGATTGCAAGTTTACCTGAAAACTACATCACGGCAAAACGTAAACTACGTGAGGATTTTAATCCACAAATACAAAACGTTAATACTGAGATGTTAGATATAAAAGGTAAGATAGGTGATTTGAAGATTGAGTTAGTTGAAACAGGTGTTGACGTAGGACCTGCAATATATCTTGCAAGAACTTTCGAAACAGATGTGGATACAGTTGTTAAGTTTTTCATATTCATATTGATATTTGTTTTTGACCCGATGGCTATAGCTTTAGTTATAGCATTCAATATGACTATGGGATATAAGGAATTAGAAATATACCAAAAAGAAGAGCAGGTAAATACTCTTTTTAAGAAGTATAAAAAAGAAAAACCTAAAACTTTTACAAGAGATGAAAAGAAAAAGATTGTGGATGTAGAAGAAAAGAAACCAAAACCTAAAACAAAAAAAATAGAATACGTAGAAGAAAAACCGATTGATAAAAAAGTATTTGGCAAAGATGCAGCAGTACCACCAAGAGGAAATAAGAAGTAAACTTGATAAAGTAAATCAAGATTTACAACTACATTGTAGTAAGACAAACTTACAACCTTACTACAAACCTGATATTAGTTTAGATGCTGTAAGTTACGATGTTAACTTAGGTAGATTTTCTAATGAGATAAGAACTAAAGGTTATTTTGTAGTTGATGATTTTTTCAATCACTCTGTCCTATATGAGATAAATAATTTCTTACTAACACACCCATACTCTTCAGCTAGTGATTCAGGCGTACATCATTTAAATGTTCCGTTTTGTAAAACCATAGTTGAAGATGTATTAGCTGTTTACAGAGATTTAGAAAATTATGAGCTTGATAAATCGTTTTTTACTTTACATTGGTATGATGAACCAACTGCATTATTTTACAATAGATACGATGGTATAAAGTTAGAAGTATTTCTAACACCTACAGAACATAACTTAATAGAATCTCTTGGTGGAACCGCTTTACATAAACCTGACAACTCTTTTGTATCAAGCACTACACCATTTTATACACACGTAGATTATAAAGAAATGAAAACTAATATAGAAGGCGCACCTTTCTATGATAAATACATAGGTTATAAATTCAATAGAGCTGTATTCACAGATTATAGCTTAGTAACATCATCTCCTGATATAAGATTTGAAAATGAAGTTCACAAAGCTAAAAAATCCATTAATATTTTTCTAAAAAAAAAGACTTGACATATATATATAAAAGTTTGTAAGATCTATTATGTTACAAGAGGAATGTATTATGAAATCACTAGAGTGTAAAAAATGTGGACGTTCAGTTAATAACGTTGGTGAATATACGAGTACTGTAACGTGTTCATATTGTACCTTAAAAGCTGTTGGCTTGCCTGAAGAAAAAACAAGAATCTCTTCAGGTAAACCGCCTGGCTGGCACTTTATGAATGAATTTGTTGATAAAGATGGTAACGTATTTCATAAAGGTAAAGAGAAACCAAAGCTAAAAGGTACATTACCACCCACAAAAATCAGTAAGAAAAAAATTAAACGACGTACACAAAAAGAAATAGAAGCTGAAAAAATCGAAAAGTATCGAAAAGAAAAAGCAAAGGTAAAGTAATGTTTGAATTTATCGTAGTTCTACTACTATTTTATATTGCAGTAAATATGAATAACAATACTAGACCACCGAGGTTTTAATGAGAATTGGTTATGCTTGTATAAATATGCAACTATCATACCCACAAAAGTGGGGTGGACAAGAAAGAGGTGTAAAACCTATTACTACAGGTCGTAGTATGATTCGTAGAACCTTTAATACTAAAGGTTTGGATTATGCTTCAGAAGTTACACTAAACAACGTAAAAGATTTAGATAAGATTATCGATTGGAATATTCTTAATGGGTATGATTTCTTCCGTATTACAAGTGGATTGGCTCCGTGGAAATCAGAATACAAATGGGATGATTTACCTGATATTGATGATATTAGAATGTGGTTACATTCAGCAGGTGAGAAAGCTAAGACACATAATATTCGTATCACATCACATCCAGGTCCATTCAATGTTCTTACATCACCTCACGAACACGTTGTCAAAAATTGTATTGGTGATTTGACAGACCACGGTGATGTTTTTGATATGATGAATCTTAGTAGAACACCATACAACAAAATCAACATCCACTTAGGTGGTGCATATGGTGATAAAGAATCTGCTATGGATAGGTTCTGTAAAAACTTTGAAAAACTGCCTGAATCAGTTCAGACACGATTAACAGTGGAGAATGATGATAAGGCTTCAATGTACTCAGTTAAGGAGTTGTACAATGGAATATATAAACGAATTGGCGTGCCCATCGTGTTTGACTACCATCACCATCGCTTCTGTAGCGGTAGCCTCTCAGAGCAAGAGGCTTTGGAATTGGCTATGTCAACTTGGCCCCAAGAGATAATACCTGTAGTTCATTATTCAGAATCACGTTCTATAGAACAAGAGGATGATAAGATTAAACCACAGGCACATTCTGATTATGTCTACGATTATATCGATACTTATGGTAATGTCGTAGACATAATGATTGAGGCTAAACATAAGGAATTAGCAGTTCGAAAATACAGAGAATTACATTATGCCAGCTAAAAATAAAAAACTATCAAATGGTAAAGGTGATAGAAATCGTGTAGCTGATAAAAAAAAATACGATAAAAATTGGGAAAAAATATTTGGAAAAAAGAATGTTAAACGTAATTAATTGCTTAAAAGAAAATAATCCTGTAATAAACACAAAACTAAAAGAGGTAAGTATAGATGAAGGATTGGATATTGCGAAAGATTTATTCAATGTCCTCGCAGAACGGAAAGATGGTATTGGGTTGGCAGCTAATCAGATTGGTATTGATGCTAGTGTTGCTGTGGTTAATGTTAAGGAACCTTTAATACTTATAAACCCTAAGATTATAAAGGTTTGGGATGAGATACCTTACTATGAGGGTTGTTTGTCGTACCCAAGAAAAGGTATTCAAACAAAACGATATAAAAATATTATTATAAAAACTGCACAAGAGGATTCAGATTGGTACTTTAGTGGAGCAGAGAATCCAAGTGATGGTAAAGGTAGTTGGGAAGAAACAAGTAGTAAAAAAGAAGATGATGAAAGAAGATTACTTGAAGCTATATGTGTTCAACACGAGATAGACCACTTAAATGGTATGACTATACACGATAGGCAAATGATTACCACGATAACTACTCAAGATAAAGTTGGAAGAAACGATCCTTGTGATTGTGGTAGTGGTAAGAAATTTAAAAAATGTTGTATGTAACCTATTTATAGATGACACTTTAAATCTAAATTAGGAGAAGATTATGTGTGCCAAAGGTGATGGTTGCTGTACTACAATGAACGAATCTGTAAATGAAGAATCGAAAACAATAAAATCAATTCAGAATTTAGCAGATAAAAATAAGTACGGCACTGTATCAGGCACTAGGATGAATGGTAAAACTGCTAGAGAGATTATAGCCATTTATAATCATCCAAAGATGAAAAGTTTTCGTGGTAAAATGGATAAAATGAAATCACAAGAATTAATGGATTTAACTATTAGGTTACCAAGAATGTTAGGTATCAAGGTTGAGTCCGTAAATGAAAAAGTAGATAAAATCGGTAGAATCAAAAAAGAATTTCCGTGGGCAAAGGGTAAGATGATGAATGTTATACAAATGGCTATTGAGATGGATGCAGATGGATTAGCAGGTGTAATGAAAAATTATAAGAAAAACCCATCAGCCTACAAACAATTTGTTAGAGATATGTCAAAGATGAGAGGGTTACCCTCTTTAGAAGAAATGAAAGATGCGATGAAAAATGCAATTCATCAGGTAAAAACTTTTGATAAACCATCAAATGCAAAACTTATGACAATTAAGGTAATTAATAAACTCAAACAAAAAAGAAATAGTTCAAAATCAGCATCAAATAAAAAAGAATTACAAAAGATGATTGATAAAGTTGAGGGTGATTATAAAAAAGGTAAGTACATAAAAGAATCTTTAAATGAAGTTAGTGGTGTTGAAGTGGCTAAAAAGGTTCTTAAAAATAAACAACACGAAAAGGGTATTGATTTACAGACCGCTAATCTCATAGTAACCATTGATAAGGCTTACAATAAAAATCCAAGATTACAGAAAAAATTCAGAGCTATACAATTACCAAAGATGAAACAATTAATTTTAAAATATTTTAAATAGTTTGAAAGATAATATGATTAAATTAAAAGATATAATAAGAGAATCCAAATCTTCAGGTGTATTATCAGAAGCATTTAGAAGTTCTATCCTTAGAAAAATGGTGAACAACTTTCAAGGTTTAGATAGAGACTTCTTTACCTATGGTGCAAGACTTGGTGTTCAATGGGATAAGGTTACGGATAGCCAAATAGAAAAGAATACAAAACCTAAGAAAAAAGGTATAGAGTTTGCAGTCGCAACAAAAAAGATGGATTTACCATCTAAAAAAAGATATGGTGATTACAATTCTATTCGACAAGTAGAAAAGGGAACTGCACTTATTGTGCTAAGAGATGGTAAACCACTTTGGTATACAAAATCTTGGAGAAATGTAGACCAAAAACGTAAAGGGGCTACAGGAAAAGGCACATCGATGCAAGCTGGTCCAAGAAGTTCACTTTATGGTGATGATAAGATGTCTTTTGGTATTGATAAGTTTGGATACCAAAGTTTATCTGCTGTACAATCACTACCCGGCATTGTTTACTATCAGGTGACTTTAGATGAAAATATGCCTTATATGGGTGGTAAAGAAAAAAGAGAATTGAGACAAGCAGTTGGTGAGGGTTCTTGGAAGTGGAAAAGCGATGGTGAGTTTAGAGATGGAAACGAAAGAAGATATAGAGATTTACTTAATCAAACATACAAAGATAAAAAGAAAGTGAATGCTAAAGTAAAAGCAGCAAAAGATTTTACCAATGGATTGATAGCCGCAGCTATCGGTGGTAAACCATCAGCTAAGTTTGATAAGTTACTAAAGCAGTATAATAGTTGGACTACAAATGAAGAAAAAAAGGTATACGAGTATATGTCTCGTATCACACGTTCAATGGAAGATTTATATGGTGATTTCGGAAGATATATTGAATCAACAAAATATGATGAGGAACAAGAAAAGAAAAAGGGTGGAAAACTAGCCTACTATCGTGCAGATGATGATGCTAGAAGTGTTGCAGCCAAAGCTGGTAGGATTATACAAGGTAAATTCTAATGATTAAGTTAATGGACATATTAAATGAACAATCTGTAGAAGTAGGAAGCGCTTATGATAATAATGGACAGATAGAGTTGGTGATAGATAAACACTTTGTAAAAGGTAAGTGGAAAGTTGTTGATTTTGATTTGAGACAAGACTTTTATAAGGGTGGCGGCACATCATCAGAAAATATATTAAAAAAACAGAAAAAAGTAAAATTAAAACCAGCTCAAATTAATAAAATAAAAAAAATTATGAATAATCGTGAGGATAAACATTATATCGAAAAGGATAATTTTAGAGTTTCTGATATTTTAAATGCATTAAATAGAAATAAATAATATGCCATCAGTAAGTAAAGCACAACAAAGATTTATGGGACTGGTTCACGCTTATAAAAAGGGTGAGGTTCCAGCGAGTAAAGTTAGTAAAGCTGTAAAAGATGCAGCTAAATCAATGAAAAAGAAATCAACTAAAAAGTTTGCTTCTACAAAACATAAGGGATTACCTAACAAGGTAAGACAAGAAACTTTAGATAAGTTAAGAGAATTAATTAGATTAGAACTTGAGGGTTGTGGTTATGTTATGTCAGCTGAAGACCCAACTTACAAATTAAAATCACCAGGTGGTACAGGTGAAGAAGATGAGGAACTAAAAGAGGGTAAACAATGCTTATGTGAAAAGTGTTGGAAAGGATATAAGATACATCCTACTCGTAAAACAAAAGTATTGTTTGGTAAAAGATATCCTAATTGTATAAAGAACGAATCAGCTGAAACTATGAAGTTTAAAAGATTACCAAAGATATATAAGAATTTAAAAGATGCTCAAATCGCAGTACATAAACAATCTATGAAAAATTTAAGAAAAAGTACCATAACTAAAAATATGGTTGTTTTAAAAAGTTCTAAAGGTGGATTTCAAGTAGCTATACAAGAATCGATGAGTAAATCTCAGATTAAAAAGATGAGAGATGATTTTAAAAAGACAGGTGAATTACCACCTCATTTGAAGAAGTTAGCTAAAGATTTAGATAACGTGAAAAAGAAATATAAAGTTAAGAATGTAGTAGTACCAGGCTTAGAATGGATGTCAGAAACTATAACTGAGGATGGACACACGGATGTAGCTAGTGCTAAGAGAAGTATGAAGTTAGTTACAGAGGATGCACAAGAAGTATTACAGATGCTAACTATGATGAATGATGAAGATTCACTACCAAGCTGGTGGATGAACAAAATTGCAGTTGTTCGTAATGATATAAATAAAGCAAGGGACTACTTAAAAAATCCTAATCAATAAAAAAAATAAATGGTTTCAGTAACAAAAAATCTATTATCTGAAATAGACTTTCAAAATGTTCAATGGTTCTGTTACAATAAATTTATCGATGTAACAGATACTATGAAGCATACTCACGAGAGAGCTATATGGGATAGAAATCTAGTATCAGATTATAATAAAACCACCATAATGCAAATTGGTATGTTTGGTGAACGTGAGTTTGTGCATAAACAATACAACCCATATTCACATAAAGAGTTTCCCATACAGATAGAAAATCAAACAGTATATGATGAGATACCATATTCTGTAAAAGAATTAAATGTTTATTTTCAACCACTTGTTAGGCGTATCTTTGAAATGAAAGAAGAGTTTATGCAAACATTTGATTCAGATTTTGATTACTTAGATATACATTGTTACAAATGGAATTCACCAGGTGGTGGTATTGATTGGCATAACGATCCCTCTACTTGTTTTGACTTAGATGAAAAAGAGCAAGAGGTTTTCAATGCAAAACAAATGCAAAGAGTTGGTGCAGGTAGCTTTTACGTACATAGCACTTGGATGGATAGATGGCACGGAGAGTTACTAATTGAAGCAGGAGAAGATGTACCTCAGAGTGAAGTTATAGATGGTTGGTGGATAAAACCAACACCAAACAAACTTGTAACTTTGAGAACAGGTATAAATCATAGGGTAGCCAAAACATCAAATATGGCTATGGATAGATTATCATTACAGATTTGGTTTAGTAAAGCAATAAGGAGTTAAAATGAACTATTTTTTATTGGGTGTTCTTGCACCCATTTTCTTAAACTTTTTACATATGGCTATTAACGTGTACGTTTGTGTAGCACGAGGTAGTGTAATGAGTTTAGCATTTAGTGGAGCTAGTTTCGTAACCAAGAGTATTGGTATGGTTTTCTTAGCTTGGTTAGGTATAGCTATCTTAGAATTAAACTTTAAGATTTACATACCTTTACTTTCTTTCTTTTGGTTCTTTACTCATCTTATAGAAGCATTTGTGATACAACATTACATACAACAAAACGTTCCAAAATATCTAAAGGAGATACAGATATGAACTTAACTTGGTTTTACTTCCATTGTGTTTTAGCGCTTGTTATTGTCGTAAAAGATTACAATGGTACATTAGAAGAGGATTTGAATAAGTTTGAATTGAGTATCGGTATAAGAACTATACTGCCTGAAGATTCAACTGAGAACGATCCACCTTATTATATACCACCGATAGAAGAGGAACCGATTGATTCAACTTGGATACTACCTGAGTATCCGACAAGAAGGGATACAACTGATGAGTAGTTTTTTAAGTGGATTAATATTGTTCTCAAGTTTTGCTATGAGAACACCCAATGATGAATCAATCACAAAAGATGATTATGAGTTATCTCTAGGATTTAAATCTAAAACTATGTATCTCAAACGAGATTGGGAACGAGAGTTAGGACAAAACTACACCGATGATGAGGTATGGTTTGAGTGGAAACCTGGCTTACTTTACATCAAACCACAATATGTCAATAAGACATCTCGTAATTTAAAATATGGTAAAGTGGATACTCGCTTACAAAAAGATGGTTATAGTTTTGGTTATACAGGATTGTACTCTGATGAGGCATTTGAAAGTGGAGTATCTATAGGTGTTGTAAAGAAAAAAGAAATAAATCATACATTATCTTTACAAGCTAAGTTTGATGGATATTTATTTAGGAACGAACTTACAGGTGATAGTAGATTTGATATGGAAGAAAATGTAAGTTTAAATTGGAAAATCACGGATAAGATAGTATTTAGTAATATATTCGATTATAACGATATTAAAGATAAAAAGTACTACAAGTTCAAAGTGGGAATCGAATTTAGTCTTTAATTGATATTTATTTTTGGAGAATAAAATTATGGGATACAGATACACAGCAATTATATATTATAAGCCAACGTGGCATAAACAGCAACGTATTGAGGCTAACTCTGGCTCTATTAATATGGAAGAACGAGAAGTAAGATTCTTAACAGAAGCTACTCACTCCTGTTCTGCATATTACTATAGCACCAAATCGTTACACGATAACAACTACGCAACATCAGGTTCAGAATTAGAAACGTACTTTAGAAGTTGGAATGGATTCGGAACTGCATTAGTTTTATCAGGCTCAGTATTACCATTTGGTAATGATTGGGAATACGTAGGAACATCTTCAGCAGGAGTTTCAATGAGTTCGGCTGATGGTTGGGGTTGGAACGATGGTGATGACCCACTACCTGACAATTTTCCTGAAAGCTCACCACCTACTTGGTACTGAGGAATCAAACATTAATAAAAACTTTTTTGAAAAAAAAAGCTTGACATTAATATCAAAAAAGTATTAAATTTAGAGAAATATGAACATATTTATAAACAACAATAGAGGTAATACTATGCGAAAGCTATTAGTAAGTGTTATGACTGTAATGCTAGTTATTATTAATGGTTTAGTTAGTGTGAAGTTTATTGAAAAGAACAAACACACTATGAAAGAAATGCTCGATGTGGTGGTACAAGAACGAGATGAGTTGAAGTTACAACTTAAAGAATACGAGCAAAATGGAATAGAAGTGGATGTTACAATGTATCATCCAGTTACGCAACAGACAGATGCTACACCGGACATTCTGGCGGATGGAACGCGAATAAAAATCACTAAAGCTAGTGAATATAAGTTTATAGCGGTGAGTAGGAATCTTCTGAAGCGTTGGGGGGGTGCATTAAACTTTGGCGACTTTGTGCTTCTACGAGGAACAAAAAATGGTGCAAAAGATGGCGTCTATCAAGTACGAGATGTTATGAATGCCCGTTTTGTGAATCGAATAGATGTATTAGAATCACCAGGTGCTCCACCATATAAATTTACGGATGCTAATATCGTAAAGTTAGATTGGGTTAGCACTAATAAATAAAAACAAAAATGTAAGGTTATAAATGGAGTTATTCGAAAACTTTTTCGAGGATCCAGATAAGTTCATCTACGAAGATGAAAAGCAGAAGTTCATAGAACATATGGATTTTTTGAAAACTATGAGTGTCCAAGAATCTACACTTTATAAGAAGTGGAAAGAGTTTAATCATAACGACTATGAGATTAGACAAAAAGCTAGCAAGATTCATACGATTAAACCTAAGTTATGGAAACCAACAAACTTATCGGATAGAGAAACAACACTAGCAGAGATACAATCAATAAAACCAAAAATCATTCCAATCAAACAAGGTGATTCAAGACAGAATGAATATTGGACTCTTATTCGTAGACTTATTCATACGATGGAGTTTACAGCTAATCCAGGTAGAAACGTAAAGTTTATTGTTATGGATGAGACAAGTAATAAGATACTTGGTGTTATATGTTTTGGTTCTGATGTTATAGCTATTAGTGCTAGAGATTCTTACATTGGTTGGAGTAAAGATAATAAATTAACCGATGGTAAATTAAAAAACTCTACTATAGCTACAACTATATGTTCTACACAACCATTTGGATTTAATTTCTTAGGTGGTAAATTAATCGCAGCATTAATATCTACTAAAACGTTTAGAGAACAATGGGAAAAGTTATATGGAGAAAAGTTAGCTGGAGTTACAACTACATCACTATATGGTATACACTCTATGTACAATGGTATTCCTTATTGGAAAACACTTGGTGAATCTGCTGGTAGAATCTCATTAAAGCCTGACGATGATTTCTTTCAGAAGTGGCACGATTGGTATAAAGATAATAAATCAGAAAAGTATGCAAAACACATACAAAGTAAAGATAAGGATTCAGGTCCTGTTACAGGTGTAAAACAAAGAATACTAAATCTTATATTTCAAGAGTTAGGGATAAGGACAACTGCATATGAACACGGATTTAAACGTGGCGTATTCTACCTAACTTACTATGAAAATAGTAGAGAATATCTAAGAGGTGAGATATCTGAAAGTGAGTTAAAGTTAAAACCAAGATTTGAACAAGACATAGATGGTGTTATGGATTGGTGGAAAAAAAAGGCTTGTAAAAGATATGAAAAGTTGTTAACTTCCGGGAAGTTAAAAGATGATATTTTATTCTATGGAGATATCATAGGATTAGATTGGGAACAAACAAGAGAAAAATATATAGGCGAAGTTGGAAGATAAAGTTACAGATTATTTTGTAGAAAAAGTACCTACAAACGCAATAGAAGATTTTGTTAGAAAAAATCATTATTCAAAAAGTGTAAGAGGTTTACATATCAGTTATTGTTTCGGATTATTTTCACCAAGTGGAAAGTTTGGGATACCAAAATTAATTGGTGCTATGATGTTTGGAATACCAGCTATGGCTGGTGTTGCAGAAAGTTATATGCCAGAAACACCAGATAGAGTTATAGAATTAAATAGACTTTGTTGTATTGACGATACAGTCAAGAATACAGAAAGTTACTTTATTGGTAAAGCCATTACTTGGTTAAAAAAGCATACAAATTACAAGCTTATTCTGTCCTATGCGGATACTTTTCAAGGACACGAGGGTGTTATATACAAAGCAACTAACTTTATACATTTAGGAATGACAAAACCGAGTAGGATGTTGATAGCTGATGGTGAGAAGTATCACGCTAGGATGTTAACTAAAAAAAGTCCTAAATTTGAAAATATTAGACAACGTATGAAAAAGGGTGATGAGAATATTTGGACTGAACCACTACCACCAAAACATATCTATATTTTACCATTGGATAAAAAGACAAGGAAAATATTTTCGTGAATATATTAAATTTTACAAAAGATAAGACAAGCGATAAAGAGTATAAGTACAATGTACTCGTATATCCGAATATAACATATCAACAAGACTTAGAAAAAGATTCTTATGTAGTAGTATTATGTAATATTATTAGGGAGTTAAATAAGATACGTGATGATATACATTTTACAATATTTTCACCACATCATATTAACAGCTTAGATTTTCCTAATACAGAACAATTAGTATTACCACTACCATCATATCCAAATGCTATGAGAACTCATTTTGATTATGATACAATAGTAAAAGCATTACAATGGAAAAAAAGAGACTATGATATTGTGTATTCTCATTTACCTGAACATACTTTACAACTAAAGAATGCAATTATAAATAATACAAATATGGAACCAAGATTTATTGGGTACACCCATTGGACTGAATTTCCTGAGATTACAAATTATAGTATGACTATGATGGATGTAAACTTCTTGGGTATTTTAGAGATGGATAAATGTGGTATAAATACACAAGGACAGAAGAAGTTAATTTTAAAAAATGCTAGAAGCCATTTTAATGATAAAGTAGTTAAAAGGTTAGATGAGATTCTTGAACCACAATATCTTGGTTGGGAGATTCCAAAATACGAGAATCAAACTACAGATAAAAAGATTATCGTATTCAATCACCGCCCTCATACATACAAAAATTATCCGTGGTTTTTAGAACAAATGGATAAACTTTGGGAACAAAGAAAAGACTTTGAGGTATGGGTTCCACTTGCAGATTCTACTGAGGGTAGAGAATATCTAACAAATGATAAATACGATAGATTCGGATATTTCTCTAAGTTATCTTCTTGTTACATTGGTGTATGTGCGAAACAAAAGTATAGTGGATGGGCTGTATCAGCTACTGATGGTATGAGTGTAGGTGTTCCTTACTTATTTTTAAATGCTGATTACTATTGTGAACTTGCAAGTTCTGCAGGTATCTACTATGATAACAATAACTTCTTAGAAAAGTTAGAAGAGGTTTTAGATGATGTATCAATTAGAGAGGATTATTCTAAACGTTCATTAGATAGATTTGAAGAGTGTAAGTGGGAATCTGCAATAACTCAGTTCAATAATATGCTTGATGAAACAATATTAAATTTAAAAACAATAAAACAAAAAACAGATAGCTACAAAAAAATAGTTGATTTTATTCATACGAAAAAATCAGTTACTAAGAAAGACATTATCGAACACTTAGGTTGGGGTGTTAGAATAGGTTTTAGTGGTTATAGAAATAAACTTAGACAAGAACCAACTATTAAATTCACAAAGGATAGATATGAAACAACTAACAGCTGAACAAATCCAAAAGAATTGGGAACAACTTCGTAACTTGATTTCCAATACATTTGAGGGTGAACGTTTAGATAAACTGAATACGATGTACGATTATTTTGAAGATAGAATGTGTATGGCTCCAGCGAGTGGTAGAGAACAATTTCACTACGCACATATTGGTGGTTATGTAGAACACGTTTTACACGTTATAGATTGTGCACTAAAGGTTATGAATCTTTGGGCAGCAGAGGGTGCTAGGGTTAACTTCACTACAGAAGAAGTTATCTTCGCAGCTATGCATCACGACTTAGGTAAGGTTGGTGATATGGATAAAGATTACTATGTTCCACAAGAGAGTGAGTGGCATAGAAAGAATCGTGGTGAGATATTCACACATAATGGTGCATTACAATATATGTCGGTTACTGATAGAGCAGTATTTTTACTTAATCAATTTCAGATTCCTATGACAGAAAATGAGTACATCGGTTTACGATTGGCAGATGGTTTATATGAAGAGGCTAATAAGTCTTACTATATGTCTTATAATCCTGATTGGGCTTTGAAATCAAATATCGCATATGTTATACATCAAGCAGATATGATGGCTACTAAGATTGAGTACGATGAGTGGAAACGTAGTATAGAGGTGGAAGAAGAAGAGCATAAACAGAAGTATCAGAAGATGGTAGGTGTTCTAAAAACTGATGATAAGCAGGTGGAGAAGAAAGAAGATAAATTAGGCTCTAAATCTAAGGATTTATTTAAAGAACTATTTGGAGATGATGTATGATATTTGAAATTATATTAGGTATTTTACTTGTTATCGAGGGTTACATTATATGGAACTTAATGCGTAAAGCTGAAACCTTAGAAACTTGGATTGATACCTTATCTGATAAAATAATGAGTACCCAAAGAATTATAAAAGAAATAGATTCTACAGGTCACTTTGAAGCAGATGATGAAATAGGAACAATCTTTGATGGAATCAAGGATACAGTAAATGAATTAAATAAAGCAATAGAAAGAGAGTAAGAAATGGCAAGAGGTAAAATATATTTTGGACAACCAACTGAAGATGCTATCATCGAATACAATGCTGAAGAAAGTCCAATAGTTAGAAACCAAATCTACAATGAGAGAATTAGAAAACCATTGGAGAAGTTGTGTGAAAACATTATCCATACATTTAAGTTTTACTACTTTGATGTTCCAAGTGAAGATGTTAAACACGAAGTGGTTTCTAACCTTATTATCAATATGCATAAGTACAAACAAGAAAAGGGTAGAGCTTTTTCATACTTCAGTATAGTTGCAAAAAATTATTTAATTCTTCATAATAATAACAACTACAAGAAGATGAAACAGCAAAATGATATTCAAGTTGCTGATTTTGAAAGAAATATTCAAAACGAATTAGGTGATGAAAAATATCAAGAGGGTAATTCAGAATTACTAGACTTCTATTGTGAGTACTTAGAAAACAATATCTCAAATATCTTTACAAGAAAGAAAGATATTGATGTTGCTTATTCTGTATTATATCTTTTACAAAATCTACACAATATAGAAAACTTTAATAAAAAGTATTTGTATTTGCAGATACGAGAGATGACAAGTTCTAATACTCAACATATCACACGAGTTATAACTCAGTTAAAGAGATATTTTGAAGAAATAAAACTTGAGTTTTACACTAAAGGTGAAGTGGATACATCGTTTACAGGCTCATTTTTTGATGCATAAAAAAAAGGGGGGAATAAATCCCCCCTTTTACACTCACTGGAGTTGAACCTACGATTTTCGGAATAAACCTACTAACACTAATAATGCAACTAATCCTGCAAATCCTGATTCACCGAATTGGTTGATTAATCCTGTTAGGTTTCCTACAACATTTACGCCAAAGACGCCAGTTCCGAATATTACTTCAGAAACAGCACCGATAGCTACAAAGGATAGTAGAAGATGGGTAACATCATCCATCCATCCTCTGACCATTGCTACGACTTCCTTCATCGAGTATCTCCTGTTGGTTATTAAAAAGGGATTATTGTCCCGTACTTAATAACTATTAATTTAAAATTATAAAGTTATCTTATATTTATTTATATACATAGGTTATTTGATTTCAATATATTTATCAATAGGACATATTATGAGCAACGATTACGAAATTTTTAAAGGAAAAACCCTATCTTCCCTTTTTGAAGATATCTACGAAAATACAGATAAAAACAGAAAACAACTTGATGTGCTAACAAGAGAGCTTGTTACATTCATAAAAGATGGTGATACTGCAGTTCAGATAGTACCTATGTTAAAAGAGTATCTTGAAATCAATGTAAAAAACGATGACCAACTTGTTAAGATAGCTTCTATTGTACAACGTATTATGGCTGCAGAGAATAAAGGTGGTTCGGAGGATGAATTCGGATTAAGTGAAGAAGAAAAAGAACAATTAATGGGAAGTATACAAGAGGTGGTGGAAGATACTCAGAATATCGTAGATGAAGTAATAGAAAAATCAGAGCATTCATTTAGTAGTTCTAAAGGAAATTAATGTCATATTTTGATAAATCATTAGATAACAAATCAAGACTACCAAAAATAAACTCTTCATTAGTTACTGAAGAATCTTTAAGTAGTATTATAAAAACTGAATTTAGTTACTTAGCTAATCAAAAGTTTTATGAGATAGAAGCCGCTGAAGTTTTGAGAGTAATAACAAGTGAAGAAGATTTAGAAAAAGCCAAAAGACTTATACCAGATACTACAAATCCTGATATTTCTTACTATGGTGCAATAAAAGCAAGACAATTTACAAGTGAACAAGGAGTAGATGAAGAAAAATTACCGTGGAGATTTCCTCTTAATTCAAACTTTGTAAAACTACCAATAAAGGGAGAAACGGTTTTATGCGTTGATTATCGAGATGAACCTTTTTATGTAGATGTTGTAAATAGAAAACGAAATTTAAGTTTAAATGTTAGAGATACTGGTTTAAGCGATTTAACAAAGAAAGAGGAAAGTGAGTTAAAAGTAAACAGATATCAAGATATCTTTAATACAGATGGAAACTCATCTATACCCGATGAAAGCCAAATTGATGATTCAGGATATGATGATAATGGTACTTTTAAACCTTTAGTAATAGGACAAACTAAACTAAATCCAGGCGATACTGTATTACAAGGTAGATTTGGTAATGTAATTCGTTTAAGCAGTGAACAAGATGAACAACCAAATTCATCTAATATAAAAATGTCTACAGGACAATTACACACTAATGGAACTTCAGCTGAAGATGATACTAGGTTTAAAAAAGAAGCGCTTAATTTACAAGAAAGTGGAACAGGATTAGTAGAACAAGCTATAAATACTGATGCAAGTTCTTTATATCTTACTGAAAATGAAACTATTGATTTAACAGTTGATTTGATATCGAAAGTTGCACCAGGCAGAGTATTATCTAATAGAGATTCTTTTAGTGGTGCACAATTAATGGGAAATTCTGATAATATAGTTTTTAATGCTAGGTTAAATGATGTACATTTATTTGCTAACCAAAATATTAACTTAACTGCTCGTGATAGAATTAATTTTGAAGCTCCTATTATTAATTTAGGTGATAGAACCGCAGCTCAACGTTTAGTTAAGGGTGATATATTTATGGAAGTTTTTAAAACGTTGTTAATATCTTTAAAAGTATTTGCAAATAGATTAACCGATGTAACTGCGCCTAATCCAAATAATAGTATTTTAGAAGTAGAAATGGCAGCTACTAAATTAAGAGAACAAATAGATAGTGGTGTGTTACCATTTTTAGAGGATACATTATCTAATAGAAACTTTACGAGTTAATTATGGCTAGTAGAAATCCATTTGTTTACCTAATTGAACTATTTAGTAAAAAGATACAAACTTATGTTACTACAGAAACAGCAGATTTAAAAAGAAAACAAATAGAGTTAAGAGAAGATAATTTAAGAAGAATATATGAGGGTGATAAAAATAGAGAACGTATACAAAATGCTAGAGAAAAACTAGCAAAGTTAAGAGAGAAAAAAGAAAATTTAGAAAAAACTGAAGATAGTGTTAGTACACTTGATAGAATAATAAGTGCACTTAAAAAAATAAAAGCAGGGTTTACAGCATCAGAAGCTGCAGCTAATGCTTCAGCAGCTGGTCCTGGCTTTAATGCTTTTCTAGCAGCTAAAACACAAGCATTTATTGAAAAATCAAAAGAAGAAGCTGAGTATGTAGAAAAGGTTGCTAAAAAACAAAAAGAATTAATTAATGAGGATATACAAGAGTATAAAGAACAACTCAATAAACTAATAGATGAAGTAAATAAGGGTAGAGATGAATATAGAGATGAAATCTTAAATCAACTACCAATATGGGCACAAACAGACCCATTCATAGCTGATGCTCCAACTGATAGCATACTGAAGAGATACACTCTTCGTAGGCAAGCTAGAGAGATTAAAGCTAGAAAAGAACAAAAAGCAAACTAAGAGGTATTATTATGACTGCTAAGAGATTAAAAGCTGTAATAAGAAAAATCGTATCAGAAGAAATCAAAAACCAACTAAACGAAATATTTATTAATGATAAAGAAAAAGTAAATTTAGTTGAATTATCAAAAGAAGTTAAACCCAAAAAACAGGTAAAACAAGTAGAGAACAAGCAGTACACTAAGAATAAATCTCTAAATGAAGTTTTAAATGAAACAGTTGGGTTAACCAAAAAATCTTCAGAAACGGATGACTATCCAACTATGAGTGGTAAACCTTTCGATAGTAGTAGAATGGCTGAGATGCTTGGATACGGTAGTGGTAAAGAAGTTAAACGAGATTTGGTTGGTATAGATACTGCTAAAAAAGCTGGTGTAGATCCTAATTCTGTTCCTGATGGTGTTATGAACGCACTAACGAGAGATTACAGCGATTTAATGAAACATATTAACAAGAAAAAATAATGAGTGTATTAAGAAATCAACAATTAGGTATACCGTTTGGGATGGCTTATCCACTAACGTTTGGTGGTAAAACGTTTCAAGAAAATTTTGACTATGGTAGAGAAATAAAAGATAACCTAAGAAATTTGTTACTCACACAAAAAGGTGAAAGACGTAACTTAGATTTTGGCACAGATTTAATATCAATATGTTTTCAGTACCAAGCTGGTACGATAGAATTAGAAAATGCTATCGTTCAATCAATAAATGAAGCTGTAGAAACATTTATGTCAGGTGTAACAGTAGATTCTGTTACTGTAGTAGCAGATGAATCTAATGAGAATATTGTAAGAGTTAGTGTTGATTTTTCTGCAGACTTTACCGACTCATCTAACTTTACATTTGATATAGATCCTGGCGGTTTCTTCACAGAAGTACCAACGGCTGCTGATGCAGGAAGAGAAAGTAGTAATGAACGAGATAATCAATATGGAGATCAGTAATGGCTGAATCAACAAATCTAAAAAAAGATGTTAAAAAAGAGGTTCAATATTTGAACAAAGACTTTTCTCAATTTAGAAATAGTCTTGTAGAATTTGCCAAAACATATTTTCCAAACACTTACACAGATTTTAGTGATAGTTCTATTGGTATGATGTTTGTTGAAATGGCATCATATGTAGGTGATGTATTATCTTACTATGTGGATAATACTTTTAAAGAAACTATACTAGCTTACGCTGAAGAAACTAAGGCGGTATATGATATTGCACAATCATTAGGATACACACCAAAAACAGGAACACCAGCTTCGGTTAAATTAGATGTATATGTAACTGTACCATCACAAGGTGTTGGTGGTTCGGCAAGACCTAATTTTAATTACTCGCCTATAATTAATGCTGGTATGAGAGTTAGTGATAATGGACGTTCCACAACATTTAGAACTACAGACCCAATTAACTTTGCGGCTTCAAGTTCACTAGACCCAACTTACTTTGAAGTTTATGAGGAAGATTCAAGTGGAACACCAACAAAATTTTTATTAAAGAAAAGAGTAGATGCTGTAAGTGGTGATATAAAAGAAGAAGTAATAAATTTTGGAACTTCAAAACAATTTGATTCAACTGTATTAGCAGAACCAAATGTAAATGAGGTTATTTCGTGTACAGATAGTGATGGTAATGATTGGTATGAAGTTATGTCTTTAGGACAGGATACGATCGTAGACCAAATGGAAAACAATTCTACTAACTCACCTGATTTACAATCATACTCAGGTGATACACCTTATCTAATGAAATTGAAAAGAACGCCAAGAAGATTTGCAACATATCTAAGAGATGATAACAGAATGGAAATAAGATTTGGCTCAGGTATATCAGATAATCCAGATGAAGAAATTATACCTAATCCAGATAATGTTGGTTCAAGTTTATCAACTGGTGTTAGTAAATTAGATACTACATTTGACCCAACTAACTTTCTTAAAACACGTACATATGGATTAGCACCAGCCAACACCAACTTAACTTTTACTTATGCATATGGTGCTAGTCAAAATGATAATATAGGTTCAAATCAATTAACAGTAGTTACATCTAAATCAGATTCAATTCCAAATTCATCTACTTTATCATCAGCGTTAGTAAATGATACTTTAAATTCACTACGAGTTAGCAATACGGAAGCTGCTGTTGGTGGAAAGAACGCTGAAACATTGAGAGAAATAAAGAGTAATGCAGCTGCTAACTTCCAAACACAAAACAGAGCTGTAACTAAAAATGACTATATGGTTAGAGCATTATCAATGCCATCAAGATTTGGAAGTATTTCAAAAGTATATGTTGTTCAAGATGATTACTTGAATGATGTAGCTGAACTTAGTGTTGATGATACAGGTACCGATAGTGAAGGAACATCAGGTACAACTACAGGTGGAACTGCTGAAACACAAACTTACGGTTAAGGAAAAATTATGGCTGAAAGCGCAAATAACAGAAACCCATTATCACTAAACTTATATGTTCTTAGTTATGATGGTGATAAAAAACTAACATCGCCAAATCAAGCAACTAAAGAAAATTTACAAACTTACTTAGGGCAGTATAGGATGGTAACAGATGCTATCAATATAAAACCAGCTTATGTTATTAACATAGGAGTTAAATTTTCAATAATGGTTCTACCACAATTTAATAAAAACGAAGTATTGGTTAGATGTATAGATAAAGTAAAAGACTTTTTCAATATAGATAGATGGCAAATAAATCAACCCATAATTGTTTCTGATTTAGTTTATCAGTTATCAGTTATAAATGGTGTAGCCGCTGTGGTAACACCTGATGATGCAGTTCCAGCAACTGCTAATCCAGCTGATAAGCCACAAATTATTATAAGTAATAAGTACAGAAGTGCAGATGGTTATTCAGGTAATTTTTACGATATGGATAATGCTTACTACAACGGAGTGTATCATCCATCATTAGACCCAGCAATCTTCGAACTGAAATATCCTGATACAGATATTCAAGGAAAAGTAGTTGGTACGGTAGGAGGTTAGAATGCATTATTTTGAATATCCATCAGTAGATACAACACTTTATCAAGCTAGTCAATCTTTAAATACTGGCTTAGATGCAATATTAGAAGTTAGAAAGGATGTAAGTCCTACAGGTGCTACCGTAAACGTATCTCGTATTTTAATAAAATTTGATTTAACTTACATTAGTTCCTCTATTGTCAACGGAACAATGCCTAATCCATCAAGTAGTATGAAGTTTTACCTTAATATGTATGATGCTAATCCTACGGAACTAACTACTTCGGATACATTATACGCTTATCCTGTAAGTGGTAGTTTTACAGGTGGAACTGGTGAATTCGCTTCTGACCCACAAATAAAAGATGGTGCTAGTTGGAAGTATAGAAATGGTGAGAGTACAGGTGAGTATTGGTTATCTGGTAGTTTAAGTAGTTCAGGCGCACCTTGGTCTAGTGGTAGTTTCACGGATGAACAAGGTGGTACGAGATTTTTAGTAGCATCACATTCTTTTGACCATACAAGTGAAGATATGAGAATGGATGTAACTGATATTATGAACGCTCTATTAACAAGTGGTTCGCTATATCCTAACAACGGATTTCTTGTAAAACGAAGTGGAAGTTTAGGTAATAAAAATACAACCGATGATGAGGGTAGTACAACCCAATTAGGTAACTTCAGTTTCTTCTCACGTGATACAAATACGATTTACTCACCAAGATTAGAAGTAGAGTGGGATGATACAGCTTGGAATACAGGAAGTTTACAACCAATAACAGGCTCTGATTTTGATGATATGGTATTTTACACAAAAAATTTAAGACCTGAATATAAAGAGAATTCAAAAACAAAAATTAGAGTGGTAGGTAGAGAAAGATATCCTATTAAATCTTTTGCAACAACACCGACACAATTAGGTGTAAAGTATTTACCAAGTGGTAGTTCATACTACTCAGTAAGAGATGCTGATACTGAAGAAGTATTAGTTCCTTTTGGTAGTGGTTCAAAATTAAGTTGTGATGTAGATGGGAACTTCTTTAATCTAAATCTTAACGCTTTTCAACCAGAGAGAGTATATAAATTACAATTTAAAGCTACTGTAAGTCAGAGTACTTCTGATGAACACGATGTTATATCTGATAAAGACTTTACGTTTAAAGTGAGTAGATAATGCCTTTAAAATATCAAGACGTAGTTAATAATCCTGAATATAAGGATAAACTCGATAAGTTAAATCAAAAAAGAATCGATAGATTACAAAGTGAATATGATAATTTTGCTTTAACGGGTTCAAGGGATTCAGGCGACAAAACATTAAGAACTTCGAATGGAACTGTTTTATCTGTCGATACAGATTTAGATGTATTCGGTGTTGATTCTGTAGACCAAATAGTTCCTGTAAAATTAGAAAAACAATCTGTTAATACGGATAAAGTTGCAGAGTTAATAGATACAGAGTTTTCTGAATTAATAGGAAATCCTGGTTTAGGAATAACAATTCAAGAGTTTTTTAATGAGTATGAAAGATTAAAAACTTCTATTGATGCAGAGGGTAGTATAAACTCACATCGTTACTTAGTAGAAGAAAGTGTAAAGTTTATTGGTGGACAAGATGAGTTGGATAGGATTAGACAAAAGTTAGAAAGAGAGTTACAAGAGTTAGAAGAGTTACTAGCAGCTCAGGCTGAAGTTGAAGCTGAATGGGCTACTTACTTAGCTGATATGTTAAACTTCTCAGATACAACTCGTCCATATGATAGAGCTACTTGGGAATCAAAAGGAAGACCTGTCGCATCAATAGATGCAGGAAATCAATCACTTAGGTTTACAAAGAATGAACCATATATTGCTGCACCAACAAAATTTAAAGGTAGAGTGGGTGAGGTAAAACTTCCATATAGAGTTCCAAATAGATTTACAAGAAGAGGACAGGGTACATTGAGCGGTCCTAATAAACCAATACAAATAAAAGTTGATGCGGCTGGGGATTCAAACATACGTTATCGTTGGTTTGTAAATAATGAAGAGGTATCTAATGGTGATAGATTTCAAGGTACTGATACGGATACAATACTTTTCAATCCAGAGTATAGAAGAAAAAATATGGATAAAAGAACATTTAAATGTGTAATATCAGATTCATCAGGACAAGGAGAACTTTCTTCAGGTCCTATAGTAGTAAAAGCAGATTAGGAAAGAGATGCCTTTAGATTCATCAGATAGTAAACAAATATATGGCTCTAATTTAAGTGAGTATGCAAACTTTGGAAACAATGATAATGATTTTGTTTTAGTTACCATATTAGATGATGATGGTGATATTATTGAAACATCAATAAAAAATGTGGATGAATTTAAAACAGGTGAATTGTTTACATTTAATCCTGGCAGAGTGTTGAGAAGTTTAGGTTATGTAGCTGGTAAGTATA